AAGCAACAGTGTCCGCAACTGCGACAGTTGCTACTTGGCACCCCGTTGTCCTCAATTCAAGGAACACGCGGATTGTGCGTACAAGTTGCCGGTCGAATTGAAGACCAAAGAGCAGCTTTCGGCAGCTCTCCAGGCCATGTTGGAGATGCAGACGAGCCGCATTCTGTTCGCTCGATTCGCCGAGGAGTTGGAGGGTCAGGGCATCGACCCCACCGTCTCCGCAGAGATGGATCGCATGTTCAGACTCGTCAAGGAGTTCAAGGACATCAAGGACACGAGAGAGTTGGTGCGCTTCGAGATGGAGGCACGTGGCTCTTCGGGTGTGATCTCACGTCTCTTCGGCTCAGCAGCGGGGGAGAAGGCTCAGGCATTGGAGCACTCGCTGTCGATGGGGGAGCTGGATCAAGTCATCCTTGATGCAGAAGTTCTCGATCCTGATTGACGAACTGACTTTCGCCCCTGTACGATGAGACGCGGTATCACTCATCACAAGGAGCACAAATGAACAAGCGCAGCGAGATCCTCCGTACGGCCGAGACACTGGTCAACGGAGACAGGAACCGCCAGTACGGGGATCCGAAGAGTGACTTCAGGAAGATCGCGGCTCTCTGGGAGACGTACCTCAACGGGACGCACGAGCGTCACATGGAGGAGGGCCTGCCTGCCACCCAGATCTTCATCGAGCCGCACGACGTGGCTGTCCTCATGATCCTGCTCAAGGTCAGCCGACTGAGCTGGTCCCCGGAGAAGGAAGACTCGTGGGCCGACGCAGCAGGCTACGTTGCCTGCGGTTGGGACTGCGCTGCTGAGGAAGAGGGCGGGGGCGAGTCCGACCTCGACAACGACGACGAGTTCCAGGACGACATCGCCGTGGATCTGGACGACCTCACCGAGGAGCAGTACGCCCTCCTCATGGCGCTCTTCACCCCAGCACCCGAGGATCGTGGCCCCAAGTTCGGTGGCTTCCTCGGTGGGTCGCTCTTCCCGAAGGGCCCTATCGGATGAGCCCCACGGCCACGATCACGTGGACGTATCGGGAGTTCGACATCTTCAACCCGAAGTCGTGGGTGTTCGACATCAACGACATTGCCCAGGCGTTGAGTCACCAGTGCCGGTTCAACGGGCACGTGGACTTCTACAGCGTCGCTGAGCACTGTGTACGTGTGTCGGAGATCCTGGAGGCCGAGAAGTGCGTCGTGAACACCCAGCTCATGGGTCTGCTCCACGACGGTGCGGAGGCGTACCTCGGCGACGTCCCTGGGCCATGGAAGAAGCACGTCTCCATCAACGGACGCCCCGTCGAAGAGGTGGAGAAGGAGATGGAGCTGAAGATGTTCGAGCAGCTCCATATCGAGTACAGCGACTTCGCATGGGACCTCGTCAAGAAGGCTGACAAGGCTGCCTACCTAGAGGAGGCAGACGCACGTCCTGCCCCCGGCAAGGGGTGGGATCCCATCAAGGCCAAGTACGAGTTCATCAAGCGCTACCACCAGCTCAAGGCATGAGCTGGAGAGAGGGGGCCGCTTGCAAGGGGCTGCCCCCTGACCTGTTCTTCCCTCCCCTCTTCAAGGGGGAAAGGTATGGAGTGCCTGAGCCCTCCTACTACGGGTTGGGCAAGCTGGCGTGCGAGGTGTGTCCTGTCAAGGAACGCTGCCTGGTGGACGGGGAAGAGGAAGAGTTCGGCCTTTGGGGAGGTACCACACCGAAGGAGCGTGGTGGCAAGCCGGTCAAAGCCCCCACCAAGGTGCTCCCCGCCCACAAGCTCGACTACCTTGCAGCTCTGGGCCCCAACCCAGACATCCCCGACCTGTGGGAGCTGATCAAGCCCCACCTGGAGAGGCGACCGAAGAAAGATGTTGACTCGGTAGTTGAGCCGGAGTAGGATGTCCCGCAGTTACCCACCGGTAACTTACGGACCACTCGAAGGAGCACAACTATGACGACAACGACCACCTCGGACACCTACGACTCCAACCTCTACGGCCTCTCCCGTACGCTCGGACTGGAGTGGTGGGATCAGTCCTCCTGCCGCACACTCGACCACGGGATCGACTTCTTCAGCAACACGATGAAGGAAGTGGCCAAGGCCAAGAAGCTCTGCCAGGACTGCCCCGTGCGGGAGACCTGCTTGCAGTTCGCCATCGACAACGAGATCACCTTCTTCGTGTTCGGAGGACTGACCGCCGACGAGCGTAAGGCACTGCGATGAGCTTCGCTCCACGCAGCGGCGACCCCCTCTTCAAGGTCATGGATTCTGAGAGGACCAAGTACGAGGAGCGGATGAAGGCTGCCGAGGAGGTCCTGAGCCGTGGAATCAACCTCTCTGCAAGCATCTACGAGGACATGATGAACACGGTCGCCACTACCACTCCGCCCCGCCGCAGCCCACACGCCAACGCCTTGACCCCCCGCCCCCCACGACGTTCTTCCCTCGACCCCCTGGTGATGCCAACCTCTATCACCGCTATTAGACAGGAGGTGAACGCCATGGGCACTCGTCTCATCGACATCGAACGGGCCGTGAGCACCACGTCCTCCCGGATATCAGCACTGAATGACAGCATGCCCACACGCACCGAGATGGACATGATCGCTGAACAGCGACTCAAGGCCCCCATCTCCTTCATTGAGGAGAAGGTTCGTGAGTTGATGGAAGAGATGGGGGGCCTGACGGTTCGCATCGAAGAGGTAGAAGAGGATCTGTACGGTGCCTGATCCCCGATGGAGTGCTCAGGAGGTCACACAGACCTTCGCCTCGTTGCGTAACGACATCGCCATCCTCAGGTCCACTGTGGCCTCTGTGCCTGTGATGCTCAAGGCACAGGACGAGCGCATCGAGGTGCTGGAGGCCCGCATCCTGGAGCTGGAAGAGGAGTTGGACAATGCCACCTGACGTAGGTATGGGGGCTCAGGCGTACGCCAAGGCCAGGGAGTCAGTCACCCCCTGGGTGTTACAGGAGGAGGAGAACGACAGGATGGTCAATAGACTCGAAGACTTGGTAAAGACCGTCACCACGCTGAAGCTGGCTGTCGAGCCTTTCCTGGAACTGGTGCAGGTGCTGGAAGCAAGAGTCTCAGAACTCGAAGAAGAACTAGACAGGATGAGCGAATGATCATTGGCATGGCAAGCGGCGACTACCTCCCCGCAGAGAAGTCCGCAGACGGCGTCGAGAAGTGGGGAGGGGCCGGGTGGGCTCGACTGGGTCAGTACGTCGAGCCTCTGCGTGCCCTTGGTCATCAGGTAGCCGTCGGCATCCTCTGGAAGCAGGGCGACTGCCTCGGCATTGCCAGCGATGACGGGATGGCGTTCCCCGACGTGATCATCCTCCAGCGCATCATGCACGACGGTGTGGCAGAGGCCACCCGCATTGGACAGGCTGCCGGTCAGGTGGTCATCAACGACGTGGACGACTGGTACTGGGGCCTCGACCCCCGCAACATGGCGTTCCGCTACTCTCACCCCAAGTTCAACGACGAAGAGAACACCAAGTACTACATGGAGAACGTCAAAGCCTCTGACTTGGTTACCGTAAGCACTCCATACATCGCTGAACGTTTGAAAGGGGTCGGATCATCACCAGTGCGGATCATCCCAAATTACATCGATGTCAGCCGCTTCACACCAGTGACGCAGTCACCTCTCCCGACGTTCGGGTGGGTCGGCTCCACTGCTCACCGCTCCGGTGACATCGAGACTCTGCGTGGGATCTTCCCCCGCTTCCTCGACCGTGGTGATCTCCTGCTGCATCACAGTGGGGACAGGCTGGACGCTGAGCCGTTCTACTGTCAGCTCGGTGTGGAGGACAAGGACGTGTCTCGCACGCCTGCCATGCCGTCCGATCAGTACCCGTCGATGCTCACGTTCGACGTGGGGCTCGTGCCATTGCGTGACACCCCCTTCAACCACGCCAAGAGCGAGATCAAGGGACTGGAGTACGCTGCCTCTGGTATCCCGTTCATCGCCCAGGACCTGCCCAGCTACCGACGACTCTGGGAGTCGTGGGGCGGGGGCGAGTCTGGCTTCATCGTGGCAAAGCGCCCCAAGGACTGGATCAAAGGTATCGAGAAGCTGCTCGACCTGGACACCCGCCTGGAGATGCAGAGCAAGGTGCTTGCCAACGCCCCCACCAGGGACCTAGACTACGGGACCGCTCAGTGGAGCGCCCTATTGGAAGAGGTCACATCATGAGAGTAGCGATCATCGGAGACACCCACTCCGACAGCCAGTTCGTCGCCAACGCTATCAAGCTGGTCAAGTCACACAGGGAGCCCGTGCAGACGATCATCCAGCTCGGGGACTTCGGCTACTCGTTCGATCGCAACATGATCGCATCGATCGGTGCCTGGCTTGACCGGGATCCTCTGAACACGTGGATCTGGCTCGACGGCAACCACGACGAGCACAACTACCTGGACAACGTCGTCAAGCACGGCCAGGATCTCACGAGACCGATCAACATGGGCGGGATGGTGCACGGTCACGTCACCTTCCCGGACAGGCTCTTCTACGCCCCTCGTGGTTCTACGGTGCGCCTCGGCAACTCCAAATGCATGTTCCTCGGTGGTGCCTACAGCATCGATGAGCGCATGCGTACTGAGCACATCTCATGGTGGAGCCAGGAGATGATCACAGAGGCTGACCTCATGGCTGTGGAGGCTGCGGGTGTGGTGGACGTGCTGTTCTCCCACGACACAGCATCGAACCCCACCGTTGACAACATGCTCAACAACCACGGGTACAAGGTGGACGCCAAGAGCGCCCACAACCGTCGCATGGTGGACGCTGCCGTGGAGCTTGCTCGCCCAGTGGAGCTGTACCACGGGCACTACCACTGGCGCTACGACGGCCTGCACACCACCCAGGAGGGATGGGAGGTCGACGTGCACGGCGTGGGGGCCAACGTGAACGAGCGTGGGTACGTAGACCACAACGCCTACTGGGAGAAGAACGTCCTGTTCAGGGATCTCTGACCCCGTAACGACAAAAGCCCCCCACCCCGACCACAAAGGCCAGGATGGGGGGCTTTGAACGTGTATCAATCGTCTTCTGCTGTGAGTTCGTCTACTGCATTCTGTAGGTCGGTGATGGCTTCCCACGCTGCTGCCAGCATGTCAGTCAGCTCGGCCACCTGCTTCTTGAGAGCAGGGATCTCCTCCCCGAACGGGTCGGGGTCATCGAAGGGAAGCTCGTCCTGTACCCAGGTTCCGCCGCTCGCGCCCCCCGAGGGGGTCTTGCTGTACCAGTGGCTGTTGCTACCGACTGTGGTGGTAATCCACGGGGTGGTACCTGAGCCTGTGCTGTGAGCGTGCCTCGTGTAAGTCTGGGAGTTGCCCGTGTTGGCCGGTTGATGCTTGGAGATCTGCTCCTTGAGGTAATCGATCTGAGCCTCTACCGCCGCCACGCTGTAGGGGTCCTCGCTCTTCCTCCTCTTGAACATCAGCCCTCCCTCACCATGAGTTCACTCCTGTTGTGGTGGTGCCCTGCGTGGTTGTTGCAGGTGGGGGCTACCTCCTTCTTGTTGACAGAAGGTAGCACCCCCACTCCCACACCACACTTGGGGCACCGGTATTGAATGTGTTTGCCCATCACTCTCCCGAGATGATCAGGTCACCGATGTACTGAGCCAGCAGCTCAGGGATCATGGTGACGTTTTCGATGCGTAGTTCCTCATCGGCCCCCAGGGAGTCGACGTTGGTGTACCGGCCGTAGTGGAGCACCACGATCTTCCGACCGGGAGCCCCCCACGTGGTGAGGGGATCCATGCCGAACCATTGGCCGTCCGTGAACACTAGCACGAGGTGGTTGTCGGCCTCCTCTTCGTTGTGCATGTCCAGGGTGTCCAGTGCCGGGATTGGGTCCGTACCCCCGCAGGAGTTCCACACTACCGGTGTGACGTCTCCGTTGGCCCAGAGCTGGTGGTACACGGTCGACCAGAGGATCATGGTGTTACCGACCCCCATCTCCTCGCACGCCTTCGCTGTGGCGTACAGGGCCATGCTGAGGGCCACCATGGCCTCACCGTGCATGGAGCCCGAGATGTCGCAGAGGAGGGACACGTGAACGTTGCGCCCCTTCCCATCGAAGTCGATCCGCTGACGCCTGAAGTCCCTGCTGCCAGGATCCTTCGTACGGTACGCCAGTGCGTCCACCACGCCCACCTCACGACGGTTCTCCCAGTACGGGTCCGTCTTGGTGAGGAAGCTGCTGAGGGCACGCTTCATGCCCTCGGCCAAGACCTCCGACTCTGCCTGGATGTGTGGCTCCATGGGGCTCCACAAGGTGTCAGGCGGGGGCGAGAGGACAGAGGAGGATGCCGCATCGTTGACACGGCTGACCACCGTGGACACGTCGCCACGCTTGGCGAACTCCTCCACGGCCTCGTGCTTGGCCTTCATCACGGCGTCGAAAAGGGACTGGTCGGTGACCTGCAACTTGCTGTTCTTCCCAGCCTTCTTGCCGGGGGACTCCTTGTCGTCGTCTCCCTGCTCTCCCTCGTCGCCCTGACCCATGTCCGGGGACACTTGGCCCTGCTGATCGCCTTCCTTGTCGAAGGCGTGGTCATCGATGCCCCCGTTCAGGGGCTCGCCCCCAGGGGTGTTGTCCTTGAGGAAGTCGTAGGCATCACGAATGGCGTCCTTCATGGCGTCCTTCGTGGTCGCACGCTTGTACCTCTGGACGATCTGGTACCACTCCTCACGCATGTCCTCAGACCACGGGGAGCTGTTGTACGCCGCCCCCTGCACCTCTAGTGGGAGGTACTCCCGGCCTGCGATGAGGATCCAGTCGTTGCCTCCAACGTCGGCACTCCTACTAAGGATGAGGTTGCTGACCATGATGGTGAAGAGTGAGCGCAGACGCTCATTGTGCTTCACCGACCACGACTCCATCCGCTGGTCCTCCAGCACGTTCCACGTGCGGTGGTACATGCGCTGCTCCGACTTGTCATCGAAGAGGTCCCACGGGCGCACCGTGTACTTGATGTGCCCGATCTCGTGGTACGCCATGCCTTTGAGCGTGGCGATCTTGTCAGCCAGCTTAGGACGGCTGTCCTCCCGACTAGGCAGGAGAGACTTGTCCTCGTCCACGTCAGTGGCTCGCATATCGATTCCGATATGTACCCGCTTGAAGTCCGTGTACGCCGTGTTACCGGCAGTGTCGAACCTGACCTGCAAGCTGATGTTGGGGAGCTTGTCGGCCACACGAGCGACCGTGGTCACTGCGTCCAGAGTCTGGAAGACGACCTGCTTGCCCCACTCCTCGCCGCTGATCTTCACAGCGGTGGCCTCCGCCCTGCGTCGGTTGATGTAGTCGTGAGCTGCCTTCTTCTCCCGCTCGATGCGCTTGCGCTTCATCTCTGCGAGATCCTTGGCAGACCTCCACTTGCGTGTGGCTGCTGCTGAGCCCACGCCTCTGCGTGGCTTGGGTGCCTTCTTCTCGTAGGTGCTCATGTGGTCTCCTTCGTGGGGTTGAACTCGTGGGCGTCCGGCCAGTAGTCGATCTTGTCGAGCATTGCCTTCCCGTCTGCGTCGAACGAGATGACGAGAGACAGGCAGGTGAGGTTGTTGCCACCCTGCTCGTGCGTACCGTTAGGGGGCCACACTCTGATGAGGAATCCGTCCTCGTGGGTGTGCGGGGGGAGGGTGGACAACTGCCCGATGACGTGCCCGTTGGTCTCTACAGAAGCGACCTCGGCCCCCGGCACCTCGGTGACTTGGCACAGGGGGCCATACGTCCACGCCTTGCTCATCGGTTGGCCACCCAGCGCTTGACGTCGTTCAGGATGGCGATGGTCAGGACCCCCGCCAGGATCCAGAGACCCAGGATCTCAAGGAGGAGGATCATGCCTCCTCCATTCCTGCTGCCGGGTTGAACGTGGGGTTGGGGTACTCGCCCTGGAGAGCGACATCGATGCCCTTCTCTTCGATGAAGCCTCGGACACGGGGGCGCTCCTTGGGCGGGAACATGCCCTCGAAGCTCCAGAGTGCCGTCTCCACACCGAAGGTGGCGCAATCGTGGCACAGACGCTCCAGGGCGCTCGTGCCCACCGGGATGGTGATGCTGCGATCGTGGTACGCCTCACGCAGCAGGCCACCCAGGATCAGGATGGTCTTGCTCGGGATCAGCTTGGCCTCGGTGGCGTCGTCGTAGTCCCACGGGAGCCAACGGAAGCGGTTGGTCGAAGCCTCCGCCATCTGCTGCGTGCCCTTGTAGTCCGGGTTGATCGTGGCGATCGCCCAGAAGTGCTCGGGGTTGGCCGTGACCACCTCGGGGGACCATCCACCGTGACCGTCCGGGACTGCCTTCTGGTAGTTGATGAACTGGCGACGGTGGTCGAGCAGCGGGTGGATCGCCACGGCCTGCGAAGGCGGGACGGCGTTCCACTCGTCCAGGTAGAGGAAGCCACAGGCGGCGGAGATGGGGGCCATGCCCTCCATCCACACCAGGACCTCCTGGCCCTGCACGATCACGGCCGTGGTCTGACCGTAGATGTCGTAGTTGGTGATGCCCCCGCTGCCGGAGATCGTGAAGATCGGGTACGGCTTGGGGAGGCCAGCACGCTCGGCTGCGACGACTGCGAGCACTTCGACCAGCATGGTCTTGCCCGACTGCGTCTCGCCCACGAGGGCGACGTTGGGGGAGTACCCTCGGATGTCACGCTGCTCACGCAGTCCCAGGAGGAAGTCGATGTCGCTGAGCTGGTTGCCCTCGGGCCCCGGCACCTTGCGGCTGATGTAGCGTGTGACCACAGAGGGGTCGGGTCGGAAGCGATCGAGTGCCGGATCCATCGGGTCGGTGATCTTCACGGCCTGGGGCACGACGACCCCCTGAGGGGTCTGGACGGGCGTGTGCGGGGCGACGACGAACGACCCGGCCGGTACGGTGTCGAACGTGGTGCCAGCGGTCGTGGTGGGCACTGAGGGCTCGGTGTGGGTGGTCAGGAGGCGGGGGAGGATGTACGTCTGGAACGGCTCCTCGTCCTCGCCCATGTAGATGCCGTCGATCTCGACCAGCACCTTGCGGCGGTTGACGAGGTCGTCGTTGGGTCGCACCTCGGGGTCGAGCACGGTGGCCGTGTGGCCTGCGTACTGCCCGGTGGTGATGCTGACCTTCATGTTCTTCTTGAGTGCTTGCGTTGATGCCATGTGGTTCTCCTTAGATCGGGTTTGCGTGGGTATGCAATGTCTACACGAAGGAGGGAGGCCCCGTCAAGGACCTCCCTCCCTCAGTTACTCGGTTGTGACGGGTGTCACTCAGGCGGGAGCGATGTCCAGCTCCTCGGCCAGGCGACGAAGCTCCTGCGCTGCCATCTCTCTGGTGATGTCAGCCAGGTCAGCAACGCCCCAGTAGCCGCTGCTCGTAAAGAGCCTCTCCAGGATGTGTCCCTCCTCGCTGAACCACTCGTCGGTGTCGACCCCCAGCAGACGCATGGCGGTCTGTTCCACCTCGTCCTCGTGGACCTCTGCGCCCGGTGGGAGGAAGATGTTGCACGCCCAGCCTGCGATGCACCCTGCGGTGCCACAGTGGGCGTTGATGCCCCCGGCGACGAACGTGTCCTCCCAGACGTCGGAGTCCTCGCTCCCTGCCGGGGAGAACCAGGACTGCATGTCGAAGGTCTGCTCGGGGGCGTGTTCGATGGCGTCAGCCAGGACTCGGAGCTTTGCGGTGTTGATTGTCATGCTGATCCTCCTTGGATCTCGTAGGTGTAGCTGTGTGCTTGGGTGTTGTGATTCATTGCTGCGTAGGTGGCCGCACGCTTGCGGCCTGCTCGGGTGGAGTGGTCACCTGCCTTGTCGTAGTACCCGCAGGTGCAGTAGATGGCGTACTCCTCGTGCACCACACCGTCCCCCACCGGAATGTGGTGGGGGACGATGGAGATGGTGCGGGCTCTCACCACGAGTCGTACTCGTCGTCGTACTCGCTGTCATCGACGTCGGCGTCGAAGTCCCATCCCATCTCGTCGGTGTAGATGCGGACGACGTCCCCCACCCGGTCGGGGTAGAGGAGCCTGGCGTTGGGCAGGATCTCCCGCACCGACTCCGGGTAGATGCCCAGGGTGTAGGTGCCGTACTTGTCCTCCAGCACCGCATCCTCTTCGACTGCGTAGGGGTCAGCCTTGATGAGGTTGCCGAAGGGATCCTTGCGGTACCACTCCTCGCCGTCGTCGGCGACGATGGGGGCCCACTCCCTGGTGTCGTAGTCCTCGATCTCCCGGACCACCTCGTAGCGCCATGTGCGCCCCTTGGTGTTGTCGTAGTCGCTCGGGATCGAGACCACGTCGGCCGGGTTGATCTTGACCAGCACGACCTTGTCGCCATACGTGCTGCCGAAGTGGGGCAGGTACTCCTTGGAGCAGAAGTGCAGGCCACGGGAGCAGACGTTGTCCCGGATGGGGTCGACGGCCGGTCGTCCACCGGGCATGGTCACGACCGTGCCGGGGGAGTTGTCGAACGTGCCGGTGTGCAGATCCTTGAAGGTGGACGACACCCGCTTGTAGGCGAGGAAGCAACCGTCCTCGGTGAGGGGGAGGTCAGCCTTCTCCAGCCAGAGGTACAGCTCATTGCGAGCGTGCTCGGCGGGGTTGCTGTACAGGTTCTCCACGAAGGCGATCCAGGGATCGACGGGGAGCCCCACCTCGGAGATGTCGAGGATGCGACGGGTGAGTGCCTCGTTGACGGGGGCCCCGTTGAAGAGCACCGCACGGCGGGTGATCTCCACCCGACCCTTGTTCTCCTGCTTCATGACGGCCAGCTCTGCGCCGTACCCGGCGAGGATGGTGCTGACCTTCTCGGTGTCCACCGGCTCCTGCTTCAGGGCCTCCACGAGGAGCTTGAAGGTGCGGGTGGTGCGGTCGACCACGAAGGGCTCACCGTCCAGGTAGACGGTGGCCGTGAGGTCGGTGATGGTGAAGGGAATGCTCATGATGATACCTCCGTATCGTTGGTGGTTGTGGTGGTGCGGTTGGTGTCTTGCTGCTGAAGGTAGTTCCCCAGTTCCTCATTGTCAAGGACAGTGGGGAAGAGGGCGGGGTAGCGGACCTTGGCCTCGGCCACCAGTGCAGCGACCTTGTCGTCGCTGTAGCGGTCGATGTTACGGTACGCCAGTTGCCTGACGGCGTTGCTCAGTGTGACGTGGCGCATGGGCACGTAGCCCAGGTGCTGGGTCAGCTCCACGGGGTGGGTGCACTTGGCCTCCTCCAGTGCGGAGCGGACGGTGTAGACGTTGTAGTCCTTGGTGAAGGCGTCCACGTACCCGTCGGCCCTGCTCATCAGGGCGGCGCTCAGGGACTTCTTGAAGTCCAGCGTGAGCTTCTCGACCTGCAACTCGGTGAAGAACACCACGTTGTCAGCGTCGAACCCCGTGCTGTAGTGGAACTCGTCCATGCGTCCCTCGTAGATCATGGCACCGTTCTCGTCCCGCAGGCGGAACGTGGTGCGGTACCTCTCGCACCACGGCTTGCCGCTGGCGACTGCCTCCAGCAGCTCGTCCTTCTTGGTGACGGTGCGAGCGGTGATGCGGGGGCCCGGATCGTAGATCTCAGCGACGGGGGTGAAGTGCTCATCGCTGAGCCCCATGAGAGCCTTGAGACGCTTGACCACGCCTGCCTGCTGGGGACCAGCGGGGAGGTAGAGGCGGGAGCGCATGTTGCCCCCTGCCCAGTCCAGCATGCGGCTACGACGGCGGGGAGAGACCCCGTCATCCAGCACGATCCTGAGGTTCGGGACCGACTGGTAGTCGATGTAGGTGGTGGGACGCTGGTACTTGACGTCCTGGGGGAACAGCTCGGGGTGAGCGTGCACCCAAGCCATGTCTGCCTGGGTCAGCGTGGCTGCCTTCTTGAAGTGCGCCGGGAAGAGATCGAACCGACCACGCATGACCTCGGGGTCGAACTGCTGGCGCAGCTCGTGCGAGTCACGCAGCGACTCGGGCACCGTCTGGAGCCACTCCATGTGCTCCAACTGCGAGGTGCAGGCTGCGTAGCCTGCCTTGATCTGCTTGACCAGATCCTTCCACGCTGCGGCGACGTGAGCGGTCAGCCGTGCGATGGTGGCCTCGTCGTACGACAGGGCCTCACGGCTCGGGGTCACGTCCGCAGTGCCGATCGGCACGTCGAAGACGTAGCTCCCGGCGTCCCGGTAGCCGCTGCTCGGGAAGCCACCGTCCCGGAACACGTCGCTACGCAGTGGGTAGAGCACCCCACCCTGGCGAACCAGGGGGGCCTTGATGCCCTGCACCAGACGCCAGCCCTGCCCCTCGGCGATGACCTTGGGGAGCCGACCCTCGTCCAGATCCGCACCGTCCAGCTCGGGGAGCGTATCGAGCCCCCGCAGGACGCTGTAGATCGCCTCATCGAACGAGTGGACGTGTGCGGTCTGCACCGGGAACTTGACGCAGATGCCACGGGGCTCGGTGCTGGGCACGTTGCCGACCAGGCTGAGGCTCGGGACATCGTTCTCGATGTACGCCATGTAGATCCGCTTCGATACCCCGTCAAAGGCTTCGACCGTGAAGCTGTCGGTGTATGCGAACGGGCTCTTGCTGCCCAGACCCAGCATGCCGGTCTGCTCGTTCGAGGTGTCCTTGGAGGAGGCGAAGAGCGTGGTGTAGAGCCCCACGACCAGCTCGTGGTCCATGCCAGTGCCGTAGTCACGCACCCCGAACGTGGGGTCCATGGTCGTCGGCACGATGACCTTGAAGGGGGCGTCGTTGCCCGCTGCGACGTGTGCGTCCACTGCGTTGGTAATCAGCTCCCGAACGGGGGCCTGCACCTTGTCGGAGTAGAGGTTGTCGATCAGCGTGCGGAATGCCTTGCCGCTGGTGGCGATGGAGAACTGGGTGGCATTGTCGATGCCCCCGATGGTGATGGTGCGGTCCTTGGTGGTTGGAATCATGGTTGGTACCTCTTTCAGTCGATGTGGTGGGCGAAGACTCGCCCGCTGCTTGTCAGGAGCACCGACTTGGCGCTGCTCACGGGTTGGTTGTCGGTGACGGTTACGAACCCGTCGTGCTGCCTGGGATCGTAGGTGATCTCAGTCCAGGAGTCAATGGGTGGTTCGGAGTCGTACACGTAGATGTTGTTGGTGCAAGCGTAGGCGTGCACGTTCTTGCGGCCGGTGCTCAGCACTCGCTGCCTGCCTGCCTCGGACACCTTGAAGGTGACGTCGGTGAGCAGCATGGCATTGATGTGCAGGAACACCCGCCACCCCTGGAGCCCCATGCCCGGTCGGTGCTGGACCGACCAGCACTTCTTGTTCAGGTTGCGGTACACCCGGTAGGGGCCCTCGTCCAGGATCTGTGTGACCCTCGTGCTCATCGGTCCTCCTCGTCGGTGAGCCCGTGCTGCTCCAGCACGTCGGTGATGGGACGGCAGGCGTCGCACCCCTCCAGCTCGTACGTGTAGGCGTAGTGACACTCGGGGCAGGCCCCCTCCTCCACGATGATGTGGAGGAGCTTAGCCACCTCATCGGCAGCCATGTAGGTGAGGGTCATTCCCACCACCCCTTCCTCTTCTGCTTGGGTTGGTCACGGTACCGGTGGTTCCGGTCGTTGTCATCGAAGAGGCACTCGTCAGGGACGTGCCTCTCAAGGAAGCGCTCGCCGTCGCAGGCGTCGCACACACAGTCCTCGCTGTGTGACTTGTCTTCGTAGAGCCAGCCGCTCATGAGAACCCCCCTTCCAGGGTATTGAGCTTGCGCTCAAGGGAAGCGATCGTGGTGTTCCTCTCCTCCACCAGGGATTCAAGGTTCACGATCACCACCAGCAGGTCGTTGTGGCTGCACACCAATTCACTGTTGATCTTCCTGAGTCGTTCGACCTCGGACATCATCGCTGCTCCTCCCATGGGATGCACTCGTACCCGCCGTCGATGAGGACGGGCACCTCCCCGTAGTTGGGGCACGTGTGCTCGGCCTCGGGGGCCGTGAGCCAGAGGCCCACGATCAGTGCGATGACCACCAGGGCCACTGCGATGCGTGTCTTCATGACCGGTTCTCCTTCTGCTCCTGCCACCAGGCGTCGAACTTCATGGCTTCGTGATCCTCACGCATCTCCTCGTACATGCGGTCGAACTCTTCCTGCTCGGCTCGCATCATGTTGTACTCAGCCTCCTCGGCCTCGACCAGTGCCTCCCAGCACTCGTCGCAGTAGAGCCCGTTCTCGCCGTCACTGTTGAGAGCACCAGGCTCCCCGCAGTCATCGCAGAGGGCGCACTCGTCGTGCGCCTCACCCTTGCATGAGCAGGGCATCGTGGCGAGGAACTTCTCGAACGCTGCCATCTGGCGAGGGCTGGGCTCTGGCACTTCGACTTCGTAGGGGATGCCCCCCTCGTACTGGTAGATCTTCATCACTTGGTCTCCTTGCTCTTTGCCGGTCGGAACACGGCGGTCTCTGTCTTGGTCTCCCATGCCTTGTACAGGGCACGAATGTAGTGGGTGTGCGGCATGCCGTCAACCCACTTGTACTTGCCCTTGGGGCCACGGTTGTGGACACCCTCGGGGCTCTTGTCGATCTCGCTCCAGCGCTCTTTGGCCTGGTGCCTGCTGCTTCCCGATGTCATCGGCGGTTCCTCAATTCCATGCTGATGCGCTCCCAGGCCAGCTCGGCCTCGGAGGGCTCGCCCACGAACTCGCAGATGACTCTGCCCTTCGACGTGGTGCCGACCTCCATGGCCCGCTTGAGCCTGTCCACGATGACGGTGGGGGCCAAGGCCCTCAGCATCGCCCGCTCTGCCTCTGTGATCTCTGTCATTTCTCTTCCTTGTCGATTGAGGGGCGGGGGTGTGACCCCCCGCCCCATGACTGGTCAGCGGTAGCTGTCCAGCACGCCTTCCTGCACATCGCTGAGCAGGAACTCACCGTGACCGTCGGTGATCGTGGTGCTGTTGAAGTTCTTGCTCTCCAGCATGCCCCACAGACGCTCATCGATGGTCCAGCGACCTTCGATGGCGCACAGTGCGATCTCCACGTTCACGTCGTGGGTCTGGCCGATGCGGTGCAGCCGGTCCTCGGCCTGCTTGAGATCAGCAGGTGTCCAGGGGAGCTGAGCCACCACGGCTCGGTTGTTGATGCCACCACCGTGGAGCGTGAGCCCCACACCAGCAGCCGTGATCTGGCCGACCATGACCCGGCTCTCGCCGGAGCAGAAGCGGTCGACCTCTTCGCTCTTCTGCTTGTCGCTCAGCCCACCCCACACACACGTTGGGTTGTACTTGCTCAGCAGGATGGCGATGTCCTCCATGACCTTGCGGTGCTCGGCGATGATGAACACGCCTCCCGGCGTCTCGTCCAGCATCTCCTTGACGTGGGTGACCACACCCTTGATCTTGCACTCACCGGCCAGGCGTCGGAGCGTGGTGAGCCTGATGAGTGCCTCAGCACGCATCTGAGCAGCGGTCACCTTGCCCCCCTGCTTACCGGCCAGCCACTCGATGAGGTCGTCCTCAGCGGCGATGTACTCGGCCACCGCACGCCCCTGACCTTCGATGTGGAGGTCGGTGCGTCCCTTGTTCGGGAGGTCAAGCACCTCGTGCTTGAGCTTGCGGTGGAACCATGTGCTGCTCATCGCTTCGAACAGCTCGTCGCCGTGGGCGTTCTCCCGTGCGTACTCGTTCACCTTGGGTGCGTAGTAGCTGTAGAAGGTGCCCTTGCCCCCGATGTCCCGCCACGCTGCCTGCCCCAGGATGTCGATCTGGTTGGCAAGCTCCACGTGCCGACCGTTGGGGGTCGGTGTGCCGCTCATGAGCACCCGCACGCTCGGGATCGATGCTGCGATCGCAGCCATGCCCTTGCTCCGGTTGCTCTTGTTCTTGAAGCGGTGGGCCTCGTCCACCACCAGTGCAGCCACCTTGCCGATCAGGGCGTCAGCCCACCCGGCGATGGAGGAGTCACCGATGATGATGACGTCGGTGTCGGGGATCTCGGGGACATCGCCAGGCTTGGTGCCTGTGATGGTGCCCACTGAGAGCCACGGTGCGAACTTCTCGCACTCACGCACCCAGTTGAACCGGAGGCTCGGGGGGACCACGATGAGCACCGGGGTCGCCCCCGATGCCACCACCGCAGCCGCTGCCGAGATGCCGACAGGAGTCTTGCCCAGACCCATGTCCAGGCCGATGTAGGCGTACCCCTTGGTCGCCACGTCTCGGAGGACGTGGTCGACTGCGTCCTCTTGGAAGTCGAGGAGCGGGAGCTTGAGGGGAACCTTGGCGATGGGAGCATCGGTGATGCCCATCTCCTCGGCCGTGATCGCTGGGTTGGAGATGCCAGCGAGGAGGTCAGCGAATGGATCGCTCATGACGGTGTACCTTTCAGGTTGGTTGGTTGGTGTGGGGATCGTAGTCCCCGTACTGGAGGAAGCGGTCAACCTCTGCGTCACCGTAGATGCTGCGAGCTTCCTTCTCATTCAGGTAGTCAGCCTTACGTTGGGTGAGTCTGCCTCGGTCACCGGAGGTGAACTCGGCGATGCGGCGGAACACGCCGTTGGTCAGCTCGAACCAGATCTTGAGCCCGATGAGCCCGAAGATGAAGGCCAAGCCGAAGAAGATGAGAGCACCGACTGCGGGGCTCATGGTGGCCTCGGCGATCATGACGTGCCCCACGGCCATCCGTAGCGCTTGGCGCAGATGGGCCCGTAGCCCACCTCCAGGCTCTTGTTCTTGCCGTCATCGCTGAGCGTGAGCCCACATGCGATGCAGGTGCCGGTGATCTTGCCGAACGCTGCCGCCTCTTCGTGCGTCAGCTCCCGTGCCTTGCCCGCCGTGACCAGTGCACGCACCACACTGACTCCGCCAGTGCGGTACTCCCAGTGCTCGCCCACCAGCAGCTTGGCTGCCAGGTGGCCGTTGCGGGTGGTGTAGAGCTTGTACACGTCGGGGTCGCCCTCGTCGTGCTCCACCACGTAGAAGCCCTCGCCCACTGTCGCCAGGGGCACGTGGGCCGGAGCCTCGGTGCACTGCCCGACCTTGTGGGAGAGCCCCCAGGCACCGCTGCTGAGCAGGTAGTAGAACCCTGCCCCGGCGTCGATGAGCCCCTGGCATGTGTTGCAGATGCCGGGGCGATTGTTGATGCCGCTGCGGCCTGCCTTGGCGACCACCTCGGGCATCGTGGGATCGGGATCCTTGGGCATCGCCAGGAGGCGGGTGATGATGAGCTTGGCGTCGGCCACGCTCAGGGCATCGAGATGCACCTTGGCCGTGGCCTCGGCGAGGTTCGCAGCACCCAGGGTGGTCAGCCGCTCGGAGAGCAGTGACTCGATGAATGCTGCCTGCTTGGGTGTGCGTGGTGCGGTCATGACCGTGCGTCCTGGAGCATGCGCCGGGTGAGCTTGCGGTCCTGGTGCTTGCGCCGGTACTCCCGGCCGAAGCTGTTGCCCGCCTGGCTGAAGGTGAGTGTGAGCATCGCCTGCTCGGACTGACGTGCGAATTGCGTAGGCACTGTGTGCCCCTTTCTGTTGTTGTGAGTAGGTGCCGGATAGCACCGGATGCCACACCGTAGCCGGTGTGGGCACCGCTGTCATCCAGCCGGGGGGAAACGACCCCACCACTGGTCGGAGGTGGGGATCGATGGGTGGCGGGTGGCCTGGGCGAGCTTGCCCTCCTCGGTCACCAGCATGATGCCTGCGGCCTGCAGGAGGCCAGGCACCACGTAGGCAACGTCGAGAGCTTCGACGCCTGAGTCGGAGAGTCGGTAGAGCCGAATCAATTGTCCAGCCCCATCGTGATCTCGTACGCCGTGGCGTTCGTCCACTCACCTTCGTACTCGGGCTCCTCATCCTCGGGCTCTGCGTAGTGGGCCTCCACCTGCTCCCACAGTGGCGTCTCCTGGAGGCTGGCGAGGAACCGGCCGAAGTGGCCAGCGCTCTTGTAGAGCTTGCTGTCGATGATGGCGATGGCGTACTCCACCACCTCTTCCTCGGTGTCGAGACCTTCAGTCTCGGCCTTCATGATGATGTCAAACATGGCCATGATGGCCCCTTTCTGTGTGTCGACACCCAGTGTGTCGATCGTGGGCACCGGGGGAGTCGAACCCCCGAGACTGGGGCGTGTGGCCCAGTCCGTTCCTGGCGTGCCCGCCATTGCGTGTCAACCGTAGACGACATCTCCCATGACCGCAATCTGGAGGACGCAGTCGGCGCTCATCGTGCGTACACCTCGGGGAAGCCTTCGATGCGAAACGATTGGAGGCTGGGTCGATCGTCGTCGTCCAGAGCCTCCCAGTCGAGGCGGCTGCACTCCCGGCATGGGCACTCCCACAGGGGCACCTCGGGCTCCCCGTTGGAGCCGTTGTTGGCGATGCACTTGACGATCATGACTCCACGCTCCCCGTGACGAACGTGTGGGTGTGCTCGCCCAGTTGCTTGTACCCGGAGGGCCAGCGGGCGGGCTTCACGAAGCTCGTGGCCCACGCATTGTGATCCTCTGGCAGCTCCAGGGTGAGCACCCAGCGGTACGCAGCCTCCCCCATCTCGTGGGGTGCCGAGACCGTGATCTCGGTGGTCTGCGTGGGATGGGCGAAGAGCATGAAGCTCGTGGTCGAGTAGCCGTCGTGCTGCTGGACCTTCACGGGTGTGGCCCGTACTTTGAATGTAGGCACGGTGTGCCCCTTTCTGGTTGGTGGTTGGTCTTGCGGACGTGTGGGCCTGGAGTCGTCGTCGTCGCTTGTGACGGTGGCCGGTCCTTGTCCGGTCCTGCCTCGCTGGACTCTCCAGAGCCCGTAGTGGCCGGGAGGGGAGTCGAACCCCTCGTCAACGCCGTAGCCCCGGCAGCCGTGGTGCGTACAAGGCTCGCCAGCCTGTCTCACACCTCCACCGCCGTGATCGTGAGATCTCCGTCAGCGTACTGTGCGAATGGGTCGAGGATCCTGCGGGCAACCTCAGCCGCCCCGGCCTCGGTGAAGAATCCTTGCACGTTGCCGTCCACGAAGAACGTGGGGAGCTGTTCGTGCCGGATCCAATCGACCCCGCCCGAACGCTGGCGGAGTGTGCGTACTGCTTGAATGGCGAACATCATGAGCTGAAGTCCTGATAGCCGTTGCTCTCCAGCCACGCCTCGGCGTCG